ACTAAAAATTTCTCCGGGGGGACTTTTTTGGGAGACAATCCACTTTCCCATGGGTCCCACTCGGTAATATTTTACAGGTTTTCTGTAAAGTGTTCATTAAGGCTACACTGGTTGGTATGTTTTTTTTAACTAATTAGCTCCCAAAGCAACATAATCCACCTTTATTAGTCTCCTAGATTTGTAAGAAACCAAATCTCCTTTCGCATTTTTGGCATTCCTTCTAGCGTAGCCCTAATGAGCACTTTACGAAACTATATTCAAAGTCTATCAATAGTAACAGAAAGGAGGACTAATGATGGCTAAGACCAATTCGAAACTTACCGAGAGGAAGTCAAGACCAGCATTGACTCCTGAAGCGAGAGAGAACCAGATGATTGCTCTAGCAGTCGACCTTGCAGAACAACAACTCAGGGATGGTTCAGCGTCCTCGCAAGTTATTACTCACTACTTGAAACTAGCTTCGACTAAAGAACGGATAGAGAAAGAAATTCTTATGAAGCAGAAAGAGCTTATCACAGCTAAAACAGAGTCTCTTAAATCTGCTAAGAAAGTTGAAGAGCTTTATGCTAGCGCGCTGGATGCTATGCGTGAATACGGTGGAGGTGGTCACTAGTGACTATCAGACGATATTCCGAGCTCATCAAACTACCGACTTTCGAAGAGCGTTTTCGATACCTCAAACTTAACGGTGTCGTAGCTCACTCTACATTCGGAAGCAATCGGTATTTAAACCAAGAGTTCTATAAATCTGCCAACTGGCTTGAAGTCAGAGATTACGTTATTGTTCGTGATAACGGATTCGACTTAGGTGTAGAGTTCGACGATTACCGGATTCCCGGAACCATAATCGTACACCACATGAACCCAATCACAATTGATGACATAATCAACCAGACAGAATTTTTATTGAACCCAGACTACCTCATTTCTGTAAGTCTGAGAACCCACAATGGGATTCACTACGGAGACGAGAGTATTCTAAAACCAGCGTTCGTTGAGCGCAAACCATGGGACACATGTCCATGGAAACAACAAGGAGGAATGTAAATGGCAACAGTTTATGAAATGAATGCAAGTGCTGAGTACTTAGCAGACAATGGCATCGGAGCTGACCACGATGGTTACTTCGGTTCTCAATGCGTAGACTTAATCAACTACTTACTATACAAACACTTCGGTGTTGAACTAGGCGGTAATGCTATCGACCTATTAGACGCAGCTGCAAACGCTGGACTAAACGTAGTGTATGACGCTCCAGGACTTGCACCACAAGCAGGAGCATTTTTTGTAATGGAAACTTACGCGCACCCTTATGGTCACACTGGTTACGTATACCAAGATTCAGACGGGTACACTATGAAGACTGTCGAACAAAACGTTGACGGTAATGCTGATTCACTAGAAAACGGTGGACCTGCTCGTTACTGCACTCGTAACTTCCAAGAGTCTTGGGGTAAAGTCATTGGATGGTTCTATCCAAACTACGACGAGTTTACTCAAAATACACAAGTTCAAGAACAAGTGTCTGAACCTGCTGAAGGTAAACTTAAAGACGAAGATGGAACTATGGCTGTTACAGTATCTGCTGTAAACGTACGTACAGCTCCATCAACATCAGCTGAAGTAGTTGCAGTGTATGACGAAGGGGAAGAATTTCGCTATGACTCAGTATATTCTGCTGAAGGATACATCTGGGTATCATACATTGGACAATCAGGTGAGCGTCGCTACGTAGCTGCCGGAGTCGCAAACTCTAGTGGTAACGCAAACGTAGAACCTTACGGAACTTTCTACTAGGATGTGATTAAGGATGGTAAATCAAAATACAAATAGCATTCTAGACTCAACCAAGAAACTATTAAGTATTCCGTTTGAGAGTGACTACTTTGACCATGACGTTCTAACGTACATCAACTCAGCATTCTCCACACTGAAACAACTCGGTGCTAAGATTCCATCCGATTTCTACGTATCAGATTCGACTTCTACTTGGGATGATATTGGGGGTAATCCTGACGTCATCCCTCACATTAGAAGTTATGTATACTTGAAAGTTAGGATGATATTCGACCCACCTACTGGTGGAGTTAAAGAAGCCTACGACAACCAAATCAAGGAACTCGAGTGGCGTATTAATTCCGAAGACGACATTCACAACAAAGGTGACAACCCTATATCTGGACCTAAAGTTGTTGAAGGACCTCCAGGACCAGCCGGACCTCAGGGTATTCCAGGGGAACGTGGACCAATGGGACCTCCAGGACCAGCCGGACCTAAAGGCGATAAAGGTAATGATGGTCGCGACGGACAAACTGGACCTATGGGACTCCAAGGATTACAAGGTATTCCAGGGGAACGAGGACCAAAAGGTGAAGATGGATTACCTGGCTCTACTGGACCACAGGGCTTACAAGGACCTCCGGGACCACAGGGCTTACAAGGACCTCCGGGACCGAAAGGTGATAACGGAGAGATGGGACCGACTGGACCTATGGGTATTCAAGGACCTCCAGGACCAGCCGGAGAAAACGGACAAACTGGACCTATGGGACCTCAAGGATTACAAGGAGTTCCCGGTGAACGTGGACCTAAGGGTGAAGACGGACAGCCTGGACAAAAAGGTGACGTCGGACCAATGGGACCTCCAGGACCTAAAGGCGAAGATGGTCTAGTAGGACCTCAAGGTATTCAAGGACCTCCGGGACCTAAAGGCGACCGAGGCGAAACTGGTGAACGTGGACCTGCCGGATCTGATGGATTAGACGGAGTAACTGGACCTCAAGGACCTATGGGACCTCCAGGGCCTAAAGGAGCTGACGGTGTCGGTATTCCGCAAACGCTATCTCTCAGCGGTAACACACTAACGCTATCGCATGGCGGTGGGACTGTAACCCTACCAGCTTCCAGTCAAAATGGACCTGCTACTCCAACAACTTCGTCTAGTGAACTTACTGGTACTGGTATGCCGAATGGTAAAGTCGAAGGTAAACTAGGTCAAACCTATGTCGATACAGCTAAGACAAACGGTGCACTTAAATGGATTAAACGCACACCTTCTGGTAACCAAGGCTGGGCGGTATTAGATGGAGATACGGGTTGGAAGAACATAAACATACTATCTAAACTAGGCAATTCTTATTTACAAGTCCGAAGAGTTAATAATACAGTAACTTATCAATTCGGCGGATTACAATGGGGTTGGTTTGGTATTGTAAGACGGGGTAACCCGGCGTTTATTGGACATCCAGGAAACCGTGAAAAGAAATGTTTCCTTATATCAAACGGTGGTATACCTATGGGGTATAGATCTGCTGGTTCGATGATTGGTCAGATTTTCAACGACGACGGTATTCCATATGGAACGTGGTACTTAGGTGGTGTTACTGATGCAAATCACTTACGTTTCCAATTTACAGACCCAGTACCAACCGATAGAGATATCGGCGACATCAGGGTTTCTAAAATATCTTACATTACGGATGACCCTTGGCCAACAAATTAAGGAGGTGACGATATTAAATGAACAGTAATGAACTAAAGCACTATGGTATCCTTGGAATGAAATGGGGACGTCGTAAAGGCAAATCTGTCGTTTCGTCACCAGGGGGTAAACATCATGATTATTTGGAGGCTCACACTAAAGAGTCTTACAAATCTATGAGCACCAAGAAGCTCAAACAAATTAATGAGCGACTACAAGCTGAGAAGACTTACAAAGAACTTACTTCTAAACAGAAGAAGAAAGGTAAGAGCTGGATTACTAACACACTTAAGAATGTGGGTAGTCAACAGTTAGGTAACGCACTTAACAAGTACGTTATTCCAGCAGCATTCTCATTTGTAGCGTCTGCCGCAGCAGCTTATGCTACTAGCGGTCGTAGTGGTGGTGGAGGTTACTCTCGAACCGTTAAAGCAGCTCGTAAAGCCTACACTCAGAAACTACTAAACTAATATTACAAAGGTGGTAACAATACATGGTATTATCAAACACTGCTGTTCCAAAGTATTACGGGCAGTTTAGAGAGGCGGTTATGCGTGGCGATATCGCCGTTAACGAATTTATTTCGTTAGAGATGAACCGTATCGATGCTAACATAGCAAACCCCGGTATTTATTACGATGACGAAGCAGTTGAGGGTTTTATTAAGTATTGCGAAAATGAGTCGACCTTAACCGACGGTCGTGATTTGACCCTACTGGATTCGTTCAAACTTTGGGCTGAACAACTTTACGGTTGGTATTATTTCGAAGAGCGAAGTGTATACGAACCAAATCCTGATGGTCATGGTGGTAAGTATATCACTAAATCTTTCAAACGAAGATTAATCAACCGTCAGTTTATTATCCTAGCTCGTGGTGGGGCAAAATCAATGTATGCCTCATTTGTTCAGAGCTATCACTTAAACGTCGACACATCTACCACATTACAAGTAGCGACAGCTCCTACAATGCGTCAAGCTGAGGAGGTATTATCTCCAATTCGTACAGCTATCACTAGAGCGAAAGGACCTCTGTTCAAATTCTTGACAGAAGGTTCACTACAAAACACCACTGGGTCCAGAGCTAACCGTGTTAAGTTAGCATCAACTAAAAAAGGGATAGAGAACTTCTTAACTGGCTCAATGGTCGAGATTCGTCCGATGACTGTAGATAAACTACAAGGTCTTCGTAACAAGATTACGACAATCGACGAATGGCTCTCTGGCGATATTCGAGAAGACGTGTTTGGAGCTATCGAGCAAGGGGCGTCTAAGATTCCAGACTACGTAATCGTAGCAATTAGTTCAGAAGGTACCGTTCGTAATGGTATCGGGGACTCAATCAAAATGGAATTACTAGACATCTTGCGTGGTGACTATATTCAACCACACACATCTATCTGGTATTACAGACTAGATGATATTAACGAGGTAGCTCACCCTGAGATGTGGGTGAAAGCTAACCCGAATATTGGTAAGACAGTATCTTACGAAACCTACCACTTAGAAGTGGAGCGTATGGAGAAAGTTCCATCAAGTCGTAACGATATTCTTGCTAAACGTTTCGGTATCCCAATGGAAGGATACACGTATTACTTCACTTATGAAGAAACTATTCCGCATAGACCTAGAGACTACTGGCAAATGCCGTGCTCTATGGGAGTCGACTTATCTCAAGGGGATGACTTCTGTTCATTCACTTTCTTATTTCCACTAAGTAACGGTGGGTTTGGGGTTAAGACTCGAAACTATATTTCTGAGTCAACGCTCATGAAACTCCCATCAGCTATGCGAGAGAAGTACAACGAGTTCCTAAACGAAGGAACACTTATTGTCATGGACGGAACTATTTTAGATTTAGATGCTGTCTACGACGACTTAGACGCTCATATTATTGAGCGAGATTACGACGTCCGTTCGGTCGGTTATGACCCATACGGCGCTCGTGAATTTGTTAAACGTTGGGTTAGTGAGAATGGTCAGTTTGGTGTAGAGAAAGTTATTCAAGGGGCTAAAACAGAAAGTATCCCTCTTGGTGAACTTAAGAAACTAGCCGAAGACCGACTACTATGTTTCGACGAACAAATGATGTCTTTCAACATGGGTAACTGCGTTATCCTACAAGACACAAACGGTAACAAGAAGCTATTCAAGAAGAGAAGAGACCAAAAGATTGACTCAGTAGCCTCAGCAATGGATGCTCTTGTTGCATACAAAATAAACAAAGACGCATTCGAATAGGAGGTATATTATGTATAGAGATTACGATGACGAACGTGACGACGAACTCTACCACTACGGCCGACAAGGTATGAAGTGGGGTCATCATATTTACGCTATGGCTAAAGTTACAGCTAAGAAAGCTGCTAGAAGTGCTAGTAAGAATTTAAAAGCCGGCGGTAAATTTCTTAAAGAAAATCCAGAGTTTGCTTACGGCGTAGCTGTACCAGCCGCTGCATTTGCTGGACGAGCTACATACCAAGCTATCAAGAAACATAATCGTAACAAACGTCAAGACAAACAAGAAAAAATGAAACGTACTCGTATTTACGACCGCTCTTCTGGTAACTACTGGCATCTTAAGAAAGAACTCACTAACAAACAATGGTTAGAAGTTAACAAACGTAAGAAAGCCGGAGAGAAGACTGGTGACATTCTTAAGAGTATGAAAGTTCTTAAGAAGTAGGTGATTCCATGACTAATGAGTTAAAACACTACGGCGTCATCGGTATGAAGTGGGGCAAGCGTAAAGCTAAACATAATTCGAAAGATTTAGGACCTGTCAAGTCATCGATCATAAACGGTAGACGATATTATCACGACGAAAATGGAGTAGCAGTAGCTTACAAACGAGATTTACGTCCACAGGGTTTAAACTATATCAATAAGCAACGAGCTAAAGGCGTTAGTACATTAAAAGCAATGTCTAAACTAGACGCTATCGACGATATTAAATACACTAAGCGCGGTAAAGATCTCGATTCCACTCATGAATATGCTAAAAGAGTAATCCGCGATCATGAAGTTAATAAAGATATAGGCCGAACGACGAGCTAAAAATCGTATTAAAACCGAGAAAGCTCTAGCTATAGCTGGCGGTACAGCTTTATCAGCTGCCGGTGCATATTTAGCCTATAAAAAGTACGTGAAAGATACTGTACTACCTAGCTCTACAATTTTTAAACAACAACGAACCATCAAAGGTCGAATTAGACAGGTTTTAAACGAAGGTTCTAAATTAATCGAAAAACGAAAATAGTAGGAGGCACTATAATGCAAGATGAACTAAAACACTACGGAGTCTTAGGAATGAGATGGGGGACTCGTAGGAGTAAAGAAGTAAAAGCTGTTAAGAAAGCTTGGAAGAAAGAAAAACGAAGATTGAACGACGAAGATATGCGAGATTTTCACAACGCTCTGGGCGAATACAACAAAGTATCAGCTGATCGAAGAGCTGCTATAAAAAACGCCAAACGTAATAGAGGTGACGTCAAAGCAGTCAAAAAAGAGTGGGATGCTAAGTTAGACGATATCGATAATAGATACGATCGTGCTGTAGAACGTAACGCTCAACGATATAAAGACGCTAAAGCTAACTTTAAAAATCAAAAAACTTTAGCTAGAGAAGCTGCCGCTAATCGACTATATGGAGATGGTGAAGCTGCTCGAAACAAGCGAATCGTTAATCAATCACTTGGAAAATCATTAGTACAAACATTCCTAA